GTAAGCACAGCCCGAGAGACGGGCTCGACAAAAAAGGAAGGATTAAAAGAAATGAGTAACGATCTTAGCCCTGACGTCAAAGCTGCACGGTATGCGCATAGCCTGTATGCGCAGCGTCGTATCGACATATCCGACAACTACACGCGACAGTGCAGCGAAAACAGGGAACGACTCGCATCAGACCTAGCCGATATCGCCATGGAGTACGGCATTGCACCCACCCGAGTCATCAGGAACGCTTTCAGCGCAGATCGCACCGACTTCGTCAGCGCCGTCCGTCGTGCGCTCGCGGCTAAGAAGGCACAACAGAACGCCAGGGAAGGCGACTGACCGTGACCAAACTCGAAACGGACCTGCGCAGTGTCCAAATCACTTCGAAAACATGTGAGACGGACTCCTACGTGTATGCCAGCTACACCCGCGATTGCCCCATCCCTGAATGGGGGCCTCGCTATCCTTACGACCTCGCACCCTACTCGCTGCCTCTCCCCACGTTTGTAAGCGACGTCCGCATCAAGCGACTCGAACCCGGCGTCTTCTACAGGCTGTCGGACGCCGCCTGTTGTTCGCTCGGCGCCGACGAAAGCCTGAGCCTCATACCCCTGTACGTCGAAATGGACCACTGCCCCTACGTCGACTTCATCGAAGACGAACACGGCCGCGCATACGTGCCCCACTTGGCAGAGGGCGTCGACAGGAAAACGACCCACCTGTCCCGCCTCTGCTACGGGTCATGGACGGTGTGCGGCCTCCTTCGAACCTGGCAGGCTAGGGAGTGGGCTGGCCTCAGCGACGCAGAGTGGTGCGTCCACAGTCTCTTCAACAAGGCGCACAACGGTCTAGACCCTTCATGGCAGCCGCTTCGGACCAACGGGTCCGTATCTATATCGTTCAAACTCCCGCTCCTGACTAGGTCCGTGGAGGTTTCCCGTGAAACGGCATGAGCTTCTCGCCGAAGCCGCACGCCTGCGCAAGACGGCGATGGGCAAGATGCGCACACATCGTCGGAGGGGGGTCGAACTCGCCGGTAGCGAGTTCGACCCTCGGGTCGGCACAAACGCACAGCTACGCACCATGTCTGACAAACAACTCGTCTCGTATATTGACCGCGTCAAGCGCTTCAACCTCCGTGGCAACCAGTACTATCTGACAGCCAAGAAGGAAGTCGTATCCTCTTACCGAATAGACGACTTCCTCCGTCAACAGCGTCGACTGGATCGCTTGCAGGGTGACATAGACAAAGCCTTCGGCCATTTCGAACACCTGGACACCGGCGAGCGCGTCTCCGACTACAACGCTCGTATCCGGAAAGGCTTCGACGAGCGCATCTACCGTAACGCCCAGAAAGTCTACGGCGATATAGTGCATTCACGCCGCGACTTGAAGAAGCTGTCCCGTCTACAGCGTGAAGCGCTCCGGTTCGGAAAGGCGTCCACCTTCGCTGAGAAGGCGGAAACCAAGAAACGAGTGGCCACCGGCTACCTGAACGCGCAATACGAGAAGCACATGGGGATGTTGACCAAGATGATCGGCGACAGTTCCGTTTTGGACCCGCGCCTCATCCGCGATCTGCAGGGCCTCAGCAAGAAGGCGCTCGTGTCCCTCGCCAAACACTCCAACATCGTGGAGCGCATCAGGGACGCCTACGAGTACGAGAAGAAACACGACTTCTCACAGTTGACGTTGGAGGGAGGGTCGCAGAAGTATGGGACGGCGTCAGAACCCGTTCGGGCTATCATACACGCCTACGCTAAAGCGGATGCGAGTCGACCCAAGTGACGTCGCAGCCCTCGCCTACGATCTAGAGACGGACGACTGGTTCATCCGATCCTGCACCGGCGTCGTAGACGCCGACACGGGCGTGGACACGCTCCTCCCCGCTCTCGCCCGCTATCGGCGGGTGTGGGTGTGGGAGGGCCAGCCCGTCGTCTACCGGATCGCCGCCGTCGCACACCTACTGGGTCTCGTCGAAGACGAGAACGCCGAACTCACACTGACGAAGCCGGGCTTCACGACATTCAAATACCCCGCTCGGCTCTACGCGAAGGGCGCCCGGTACAAGACGACCGTGCGGTCATTACGCGACTACGTCTCCGCCCCCCCGCATGTGCCGCCCGTCGGCCTGGACGACGAGGCCGAGTGGGTGTGCGGCATCCTCGACGGCACCCGTCTCAACACCGTCGACGCCTTCGCGCCGATGGCGATCGCCCAAGCCGAGTTCGCCGACTACGTGAAAGACGAGATGGACGTGCACCCGAGCCTGTTCGGCACCGACTTCGACGGGCAGTTGGACGGCTCCGGGGGCTTGTGCGGTGTTCTCCGCACACCGGAGGATGTGGAAGGCGTCGACATTTGGGACGTCTCGTCCCTCTACCCCGCCATCGCTTCGTGCATGCCTCTGCCTACCGGCTTCGGTGTTTACGATCACTCAGTCGACGTGCTGTCCGATCTGCCCGACGACTGTCTCTGGATTGCCAACGTCACCCTACCGGATGGCACGTCCCAGTGGGTGACCAGCGTGGACTACCGCCACACGTATAGTGAGACGCTGTACCACACGTATGGCAACGTCGTTACCGTCGAAGACGCCGACGTGCAGGTTGCCATCGTCTTCGACTCTGTCTCCGGCCTCTACAAGGAATGTGTAGACGCCTGGTACCGTGACAAGAAAGACAGCGAAGGCATCGTCAAAGAGTTCTATAAGAAGAAGATGAACTCCTTCTTCGGTTCTTTGGCGATGCGATACCGTAAAAGTAAAGAAAAGGCTGTCTATCGGGACGGCTACGGCTTCGACGTCGAAACGATCGGGTATACGGACCACGAGCCTGGCTCGCTCTTCCTCCACCAAGTGTTCATCGTCGCCTACGGCCGTGCGATTCTGACGGACGCCCTACGCCGCTATGAAGGGCACGTCGTCTACTACGACACAGATTCCGTGCACCTGGTCGGCGTCCGTCCTTCCGATGTGCGCCTAGAGGGCGTTCCCGTCGGCGACCGCGACGACGACCTGGGACAGTGGACGCTGCGCGAACGCAATGCGACTGTGCGCTATCTGGGCCTGCGCCGATATGCCGTCGTCGAACGGTATGAGACGACGGACGGCGAGACTACGACTGTAGAAGAATACGCGAATCTGCGTCTCGCCGGCTACAGGGCGCCGTCGTTCCTGCAAGCGGGGCGGTGGGACCGTATCCTTCTCCGCGACCTGGACGAGCACAGCCATCTCCCGTCCCTGACCTACACGCCCGGTCCCGACTCCCTCGTTCCCTTTTACGCACCATACCGCGTCAGGCAGGCCTCGTATCCGGGCGACGCTCCTGTCAAGGCGTACGGCGAGTGGTCCGTTCATGCGGACGCTGCGGCGTACAAGGAGGATCCGAGGTCAGAGAGGGATCTCCGCTCCGCAGCCGCGACGATGGTCCGTCTGCCGTGCGATAAGGAAGAGGCGAAGGCTCGCCGCCTCGCCCTGGCCCCTTGTTAGCCGCACACGATAGAGAAGAAAACCGCCGCCCAGTCGGGTGGCGGTTTTCTTTATGCTGTCCACCATACCGCAATCCGAGTGTGGTATACTATGTCTCAGGCGGGGCTCCATCATGTTGTGGCGGAGACCGCGGCCGGGCGTCACGGGCTGACACCCGCCGGCCCCGGATGGACTTGACAACCCTTCGACCAAGACGGCGGTAGCCCCGTCGCACAACACGTGAGGAGAACCGAGTGGCAGACGAACAGACCACTGACGCAGACGCCGAAGACCAGACGCCCGTGGAAGCGACCGAAGAAGACGTCCAGGTCGACCTGTCGGCGCTCATCGACGAAGTCCGCACCCTAGCCGTCCAGGCGCTAGACGAATGCAAAGAACTGCGCGCCATCATCACAGCGGAAGCCCTGGACAAGGCCGCCGAAGACGCCGCCGACGATGACATAGAGCCGGAAGACCTTCAAATCGTAGATCTTCTCGCCTGACGAAAGGACTTACTGAACAATGGCATCCGTTTCCAAGGGGCTGCGCCCCGGGACAACCAACGAACAGCTTCTTCAAGTGTCCATCAACGCCGCCTCTATGGGGTACAAGAAGCGCATCCCCTCCCCGACCCAGGCCGGTATCGACCGCACCCTGGACTACCTCAGCCAACACCGCGACCTGTGGAACCCCATCTGTCAGTCGCTGCTCAACCAGGTTGTCCCCGTCTTCGCCAAGAACCGGTCGTGGTCCAACCCGCTCGCCGAATTCAAAAAGGGCATGGTCGAATTCGGGAACGGCGTCGAAGAGATACAGACCGGCCTCATCAACGCCGTCGCCTACGATCCCAACGACGACGTCGACGCCAAGGCGATCTTCGGCCGGGACGACTTCCGCGTCGAAACCGCCTTCCATACGCGCAACCGCCGCGACCGCTACAAGGTCTCCGTAGAGAAGCGGCTGATCCAGTCCGCGTTCCTCAACGGCGGCGACGTCGCCGAGCTCATCGACCGTCAGCTGAACGCCCCCTACGAGTCCGACCAGGTCGATGAGTTCCTGCTCATGGCTAATCTGCTCCGCGAGTACGAGGATCGCGGCGGCTTCTACCATGCGCACGTCCCCGACGTGGCCCACACGCGCTCCACCACAGACGACGCCAAAGAGCTTCTGCGCAAGCTGCGCGCCATCGCCGGCGAGATGCGGTTCAAGTCCACCGCCTACAACCCGGCGCGGATGCCCGTCCACTCCACGCCCGACGACATGATCCTCCTCACCACGCCCGCCGTCAAGGCGGCCCTGGACGTGGAGGCGCTCGCATGGGCGTTCAACATCGACCGCGCCGACGTCCAGTACCGGGTCATCGAGATCCCGCAGTCCGCCGCCCCCGGGAAGGGCTTCCAGGCGGCCATCGTGGACAAAGACTTCTTCCAGGTCTACGACCACATCATGGAGACCACGTCCATCGACGTGCCCACCGACCCGAACACCTACAACGTGTTCTTCCACCATCACCAGACGATTTCGTGCTCCCGCTTCGCCCCCACCGCCATGCTGTGGACCGGCGCCGACGACGAAGTCATCGAAGTCCTGCCGCCCGTCACCGCGATCGGCAACCTCGAAGTCCTCGACGCCGACGGCAACGCGCCGTCTCAGCTTGAGAAGGGCGGCAACTACCGGGCCCGCCCCCAGTCCGTCACCGGCGGCGGTGCCAACCCGGCCCTCGAATGGACGATCGTCTCGTCCACGGACAACCACACGTCCATCTCCGACTCCGGCATCCTCTACGTCGGGCGCCTCGAAAAGGGCCCGGTCAAGATCAAGGCGGCCTGCGACGGCGTCACCGCCGAAGGCGCCTTCGGCGTCAAGGCCGGCGCGGATGTCCCATCGTGGCCCGACATGAAATCCTCCATCATCGGCCTTACTGTGCTCGGAAGGGCGATCGGTAAGTCGTTCACACCCGAAACCAAGGAATACACTGTCACGCGGGTTAAGAAGGACGAACTGATCAAGGACGTGCAGAACAACACGTTCCCCCATGGTCGGCGCCTCGACTACACGGTCGAGACTGCCGACGGCGAGAACGGCGCCTACAAGGTGACCGTTACCGTCACCGGAGCCGATGGAGTCTCCTACGGCCCCTACGTCATCACCGTCAAGTAACGAGTAGCGGCCCTGTGGGGCGCCGGGTTTCCTTCCTTTCCTTCCCCGGCGCCCCGCATCCATAAGAACGACCAGACAGTAGGAGGGCGATATGCCGAGCGTCAGCGAATGGGCCGCCGGGGCCGAAGTCACGCTCACCACGGTGGCATGGGACTCTACATACCGTGATATCGTCAAATGGCGCGACTACGCCCACCGCTCCGACTACATCGACCGCCCCGACGCACACCATCTGACGCTGCGCAACGCTCAAACCATCGACTACGGCTCCCAAGTCGTCCTCGACGAACCCTTCTCGGTGTGCGTCAAATACAACTACGTTCGGGTCGTCAACCCGAAGATCTCCAAGCTGCACCCTGATAAAGAGCGACCGACCGTCTTCTACTACTTCATCCAAGACGTCGTCCGGGTCGCCCCCGACGCCACCCTGCTCTCCGTCCAGCTGGACGTGTGGACCACATACTGCGGTAACGTCCGGCTGCGCAATGCCTTCGTCGTCCAAGGCCACCTGCCGGTGGCCGCCACGTGGCGCGGCCGCCAGCATGACGTGCTCAGGGAGGCTGAGGGACTCGACCTCGGCTCCGACTACATGGTCCGCTACAGCGAACGCTACACGGTCGCCACCCTCGCCCAGTGCTGCGTCATGATCGTCGCCTCCACCGACTTCTCCTCCGACCCGGGCGAGACGAGCAACCCCAGCTTGAAGACGGCGAAAGGATCCGCGTTCGAAGGCCTGCCCAACGGCTGCGACATCATCCTCGTCCGCGACATCGGCACATTCGAGTTCTTCGCCACCGCCATGTCGCCCTTCCCGTGGGTGTCCCAAGGCGTCCAGATGATCATGGTACTGCCGACGCCCGACGACATGTTCGACCGGATCATCGGCTCCCACAACACTGACAACGTCCACGACAAGTACCGGCAGGGCGTCGACCCGAACACGATCAAGATCATCCGCTCCCGCAAGGCCGGCCACGAGGGCGACGTCATGTGGGGCCGCGACCAGACGTTCTTCGCCGGCGGTGCTCTAGAGTTGCTCGATAAAGCGAGACTCGCCGACTGGCAGCGCAACTATACGAAGCTCGCTACCTCACCCTACCTGTTCATCGAGCTCACCAATTACCAGGGCCAGTCTATGGCCGTCCACCCCGAATACCTGCCGGACGGCGGGAAGGTCACGCTGTCCAGGCTGCAGCACTTCTCCCCTCCCGGGCCCCGCGTCGTGGTGTGGCTGCGCGACTACCTGTCGGAGGACAACGCCACCGGCAATCCGCTGTCGAACTCGTTCCTGGACGGCTCCCTGTTCTTCACGAACTTCCCGATGTTCTCCATCCCCAACAACTCGGGGCTGAACGCCATGGCGTCACAGGCGCACAGCATAGCCTTCGCCTACCAGTCGGCGGACTGGTCGCAGCAGAAGGCCCTGCAGGGCAACCAGGTCGCCTACGACCAGGCCTCCTACGCGATCGGGACGGCCCGCCAGTCCATGGTGGCCTCCAACACCGCCAGGGGCGCGCAGACGGCGCTGGCGAACGCGGCACGCTCTCAGTCGACGGCGATCACCAACGATGCCGCGTGGGGGCACACGCAGAACAGTATGATCCAGCAGGGCGTCTCCGGTGGCATGGGCGCCGTCGGATCCCTGCTGTCCGGGGACATCGGCGGCGCCGTCAAGGGCCTGGTCGGCACGGGTATGGGCATCCACATGGCCAACTCGAACTACAACATCGACGCCAACGCCCGTGACGCACAAACGGACCTGGCCAACTCCACCGCCTCCCAGTCGACGGCGATATCCAACAACCTCGCTTCGAAGCTCACCGGTTTGCAGAACGCTCAGGCTGCCTACAACCGGGACACGAACAAGGAATATGCGGACATGGTCGCCAAAGGCGACTATGCGAACACCCTGGCTGGCTTGAAGGCGAAGATTCAGGACACGAAGATGGTCCAGCCGTCCATCTCCGGCCAAGTCGGTGGCGACGCGTTCATGCTCGCCACCACCGGGTGGATGGTGGATGTGCGCTTGAAGTCGCCTCACCGGGGCGCCATCCAAGCGGTCGCCGAGCATTTCGCACGCTACGGCTACCGGTGCAACAGGACCGTCGACATGGCCGCCTACGACCTGACGCTCATGTCGCATTTCACCTATTGGAAACTGGCGGACTGCCGGATAGACGCTCCGTCTGTGCCGCAGATGCACGCCGAGACGATCCGGGGGATCTTCGAGAAGGGCGTCACCGTGTGGGACGAGCCGAGGGAGATAACCGAGATGCATCTGTTCGACAACGGACCGAAGAAAGTGGTGCAGCTGTAATGGCGAGTACGAAGGGCCTCACGAACGGAGACCTGATAGGCGGCGGGGTGGAGCCGTCGAAGCGGGATGCGGGCCGGTTCCGGGCCAACCAGGCGAAGGCCGTTCGAGGCGGCGAGTTCTTGATGTATCAGAACATGCTGTGGGGCCTGGCCGAGTCCCGGTTCGTCTGGGACGGCCTGCCCAGCACTGTCAACGAACGCTACCTGGAACGCACACTGCACCGGCACGGCCTGGCGGTCTTCTTCGAAGACCCTCGCCTGCACGCCTTCTTTGCGCTGCACGCCGCCGGCACCGGCGACGTCGACGTCTACGGCGACCCGAAGACGTTCCGGGTCACCGGGAACCGGTACATCAACCGGGAGGTATCATCCAAGGACTGCGTGCCCATCTGGGTGAACAGGAACCGGGTCAACGACCAGTGGATCGTCAACTACTATGCGGCCCAGCTGGCCGAGGCGGCCGTCACCGTCCAGGTGAACGCGCTCACGTCGCGTTACCCGACGATCCTCGCGCTCAGCCAGGAACAGAAACTAACGGGTGAGAACTTCTACCGGCAGATCGCCGAGGGCCAGCCGGTCGTGTTCACCGTGAAAGACGCGATGGGCGGGGACGTGTCCAGCGCCGTCCAAGCACTGGACAACCGTCTCCCTCCGAACGCCGTATCGGACGCGATCCGAGTCAAAAAGGACATTTGGGACGAGGCGATGCTTATGCTCGGCATCCAATGCGCCCCGCCCGACAAGAAAGAGCGGCTCGTAGACGACGAGGTGGAGGCGTTGCAGGGGCAGATGGCGGCATTCCGCGGCGTCGCCATCGGCGCCCGGCAAGAGGCCGCGGACCGCATCAACGAACGCTACGGCCTGAACGTGTCCGTGCATTGGAGGCACAGCCGGGAGCAGGTGCGCGGCGTCAACGATCTGGGGGAGGGTTTCATTGGCTGACTTCACGATAGAACTCCGGGACGTGTGCGCCAGGTACAGCGACGCCGAACTCGGCTTGGACGCGTACCCGATCTTCGACGAAGCCTATCGGCCTCGCCTGAACAAACTGATCAAGGACCACTACTGGTTCAGGGAGACGGCCTACGAGACGGCCGCCATGTTCGCACACCAGCTGAGGCACCGGCTTGAGACGATCATGCCCTATTACAACCAGCTGTATGAGTCGACGAGGATCACGTTCGACCCACTGTCTACGATGGACGTCTCGTCCGTCTCCGACGGCACGCACACGTCTAAATCCGAGACGGAAGGCTCTGGGTCGACGAAGAACAGGGCGTCGGGCCTATCCAATTCCGACTCGCGGGACATGCGCTACCCGGACACGGCGATCAACCAGTACGGCGACTATGCAGTGTCCGGTACCAAGTCGGATGCGAGAACTGAAGGTGCATCCGAGACCAGTAACAATAGCACCTCGAAGGCGAACGGCGACGAGACGTCGCATGCCACGTCGCATTCGACGGGCCGCTCCCAGTCTGCATCGTCGCTGATTATCGAGTACAGAGCCTCGCTGCTCAACGTGGACAAGATGGTGCTGGCCGAGCTTGATGACTTGTTCTTCGGGCTGTGGTCGTCCAACGATGAATACACGGGCGGCGACGCGTACTGGGGCCTCGGGCCGATGCTCGGCTGGGGTTATTGGCTTTAACGACTAGAGGAGGTTATCGGATGCCTATAGAGAACGTGCCGTTCTTCGATTTGCAGAACAGCCCGCTCACGAACATCACGCCGTTCGCGCACAGGGATGCCTACACCTACCAAGAGGTGCTAGAGGACCTGATCCAGAACTATAAGCGGATCATCGACACGGTCAACAAGGTCGTGGCGTTGGCCAACGATGTCGACAAGCGCCTGGTCGAACTGGAAGCCAGGCTTCGCAAGGAGACGGACGACAAGATCGCCCGGGCGATCGACGCGCTCTATCGGCGCTTGGCTCAGCGCGGCGCGAAAGACATGATCGTCGCCGATCCCGTGTGGGGCCGCACGGACCGGACCGTCTCGGAGGTGCTGGCTGTGCTCTACGACAATGTGCGCACACAGGCTAGGTTCGCAAAGGGCGCCGACGACATCGGGGCAACGGCGCAGGCGCTGGACGAGGCCAACTGGACGGCGCGCCAGTGGGACCTGGACCCCGAATACAAGACCGACCACGCCACTCGCTGACCACACGACCTTAAGGAGAACAAACTATGGCGAGCACTAACAAGACAGAGGCGCTGGGCCTCAGCCAGTTCGTCGACACTGACAAACCCACCTGGCGCGGGGATTACAATGGTGACATGCGCAAGCTGGACGTGCGTGCGCAGGAGGACACGTCCAAGTTCAACGCGTTCGAGACACGGATCAAGAACGCGGAGACGACGGTGGACGCCGACCACAAGGTGGTGGCGCAGATCGATCAGAAGATCGGCGAGGCCGAGTCCAGGGCGAAGGCGGACGCCGCCAGCCAGGTGGCGAAGTGCTACGACGACCTGTTCACGAAGGTGAACGACCGCTACACGAAGGCGCAGTCCGATTCCCGCTACATGTTGAAGAACGCCGCCACCCCGGACGTGTGCGCCGTCATCGTCGGCACATCGAACGTGGTGCAGGGCAAGTGGCCGACATTGATGTGTCGTGCGATGGGGATCACAGAGAAAAACTTCGCTATCGGCGGCACCGGTATGGTCAACGGTGCGAACAACTTCTCCGTCCAGTTGAACAGGGCGATCGCCGACGGGAGCTTCAACAACAACGATGTGAAATACGTGATCATCGCTGACTGCGGGAACGACGCGATGGCGAACAACGACGTCTACAACGGCCTCGTCAGTCTCATCAGCGACGCTAAGCGGTCGTTCCCGAATGCGCGCGTCGTCGTGTTCTCCGCCGTGTGGGCCTGGTCGAACCTCCACTCTCTCTTGAAGAGCAAGAACGGACTGGCTGTGTGTCTCGGCACTATGCAGGAGGTGTGCGGGAACTACGGCGCGGAGTATGTGGGCACTGAATTCTGGTGTTTGGGTTACTCTAAGTATTTCACGGACGGCGAGATCCACTTGAACTCCACTGGTGACACGAGGTTCGCCACACTGGCGGGCAACTACCTGCAGTACGGGAATGAGCCCGTGTCCGTATCCACCAACTACAGGGTGGGCCTGTCGGGCCTCAACCACGATACGAACGCACCGCTCACGCTGCGCCTGAACGGCGGCATCGTGTCCCTGTCGGGGATCGTGGAGTCAGGCGGGACGGCGATCGGCGACGGCCACGACTGGGGGATGGTCCCCGAGTGGGCGGCGCCGCGGTGCTCGGTGAACCTGCAGGCGACGGGCGGCGCCGACGGAAGGACGCCGATCGTCACTCAGGTGCACGCCAACCAGCACATTCAATCGTGGACGGGCTTCACCGGCAGGGTCCAGGTCTCCGGCACCTGGTCGATCCTCTAAGCGCACACCCATAGGGAAAGGTAGGTACTGTCATGGCGTGGGACGCTAAAGCTAAAGCCGTCGCTATCAAAGCGATAGGGACGGTGGAATCCGGCATGCGCTATGACGGTATCTACCACACCGATCCGATAACGATCGGGATCGGGCAGTGGTTCGGGCCGAGGGCCTACGGGCTTTTGGCCCGGATCAAGAGGGAACTGCCGGGTGAGTTCGCGAAACTGCCTGGCGAGTTGCAGTCTTTGGTGAACGCGAACGCGATCAACTGGGCCACTTATTACTTGCCGAACTACTGGGACGGCCAGGTTAAGCCGGTGTTGAGGGCCGCTTACAAGATACAGCAGGCGCAGATGTCTGAGGACTTGGAGGCCTACGTGCAGGTGGCGCGTAAGTGCGGGATCGACCCGGACGGCGCCACTCAGTCGATGATCATGTTCTTCGTCGCCTACCACCAGTCGCCTAGGAGGGCGCTGCGCATCGCCAACCAGATCGGCGGGGCGTCCTTGGACAGGTGGCATCAGGCGCTTCTATCCGAGCCGGTGCTCGGCAGGTACAGGAACCGCTACAACACGGCCTACGGCATCATCAAGGCGATGGATAGCTCGGGCGTGGACCTGCCCGGCCCGCCGGGTGCGGGGCCGTCGTCGCCGACGGGCGGGGACGGCTCGGGCGGCAACCCGGGCGGTAACGTGAACGCCCCGCAGCAGCAAGGCAGCAGCGCCGGCGTGCTGTCCCGGGTGGAGAGATGGGGCGACACGGTGGTCGCACACATGGCCGACGGCAAACGGGTGGTGTGCGCCCCTACCGGCTGGGGCCAGTACACAGCGGGCCCCGGAGGGGCCGGAACACCGCCGCCGACGAACTCCGCCCCGGGCGGGCAGAACGGCGCCCCGGGCACTGGCGGGGGCGGTGGCTCTTTGGCGCCGGGCACGTCGGAGACGCGCCAAAAGCTGGTGTGGTGGATGGCAAGCCGCGAGAACAAGTTCAGGTACAGTAACGGAGCCGGCCGGTTGGACCCGGACCGCTCCGGCGTGGGCGACTGTTCGTCTACGTGCCGTAGGGCCTACCTGGACGTGTGCGGGATCGACATCGGTGGTAACACGGTCGCTCAAAGCGCCAACGGGCACGGCGTGTTCGTGATCGGCTGGAATACGGCGAAGTCTATTTCTCAGGCCCAGTTGTCATTGATAAAGCCGGGGGATTTGGTGTTCTACGACTGGGGTTCCGGGCGTGCCGGCGTCGACCACGTGGAGATGTACGCCGGCGGCGATTTGACGTGGGGGCATGGGGGCGGCCTGAACGGGACTGTTCCAGGGCCGCACAAGAACAGTTTGAGCAAGTTCATCCGCGACACGAGGGGGATCGGCTGGTGTGTCAAACGCTATATCAACGACTGATGAGAAGCTCACCTATTATGACCCGTCGCGGATACTGTCCTACAACACGCCGTGGGCGTTCGTGACGGGCGCCCGCGGCAGGGGCAAGACGTATGCGTTCAAGAAGCGGGTGATCAAGAAGGCGATCGAGCACGGCGACGAGTTCATCTACCTGCGGCGGTTCAAGGGCGAGGCGGCGACGTTCAAGACGTTCTTCGACGATATCCGCTGGGAGTTCCCGGGCGTAGAGCTTACGGTGAAGGGCAAGGTCGCCTGTATAGGGTCTGGTAAGGGCGCACAGCCCATCGGGCAGGTCGTGTATTTGTCGGCGGCGCAGATGCTCAAATCGGTATCCCTCAAGAAGGTGAAGCACATCATCTTCGACGAGTTCATCCTTGAGAAGGGCGCCACCCACTACCTGCCTGATGAGGCGTCGATCTTCGAAGGCCTGTATTCGACGGTGGACCGCTGGGATGACCGCGTCCAGGTGTATTTCCTGGCGAACGCCTTCTCTCTGACGAACCCCTACTATGTCAAGTATGGGATTGTGCCGACGGGCGAGTTCGCGGTGGAGCCGGGCTCGGATCGTTTCTGGGCGGTGCACACGGACCGTTCGGAGGAGTTCGCACAGCAAGTGTCGAAAACCCGCTTCGGGGCGTTTCTGCGCCGCCAGGACGATGAGAATTCCCGCTATATGATCGACTCGACGTTCCGGGACGGCGGCGTGGAGATGGTTGAAGCGAAGCCGCCGTCGGCCAGGTATTCGCTGTCGATCGTCGGCGGGTCCAGGCCGTTGTCGCTGTGGTTGGGCCGGGATTTGACGGTGTGGTACGTGACGGAGGGGCTTCCGCGCACACCGAACCGGTTCACGCTGGCACCGTCGAACGTGGACGAGGAGACGAGGCTGCTCACGCCGCGGGACTCGTATTTGAAGAATATCCGCGCCTGCTATGAGAAAGGCAGAGTGCGGTTCGACAATCTGACGACACGGAACCTATTCATCAAGGAAGTGTATAAGGGGTTGTGATGACTGAATCTGTGTTGACGGGGTTCGGGACGGCGCTGGCGGTGGTATTGCCGCTGGTCGCCGCGCTCACGCCGAAGGCCCGTCGTTTCGTCCATTTCGTCGACGATTTGATGGGGGAGGAGGAGCGCCCCGGCGCCGCTCGGCGCCCGGGTATACTTGAGCGTCTTATGTTGCTTGAGACGCGACTGGAACTGATTGAAAGGAGGCTGACTACTATTGAGTCACGCACAAAGCATGAGAACGGCCATTGTGGCGTGGATGGCGAAGCACGACGGTGACTTCGGCTACACGAACGACTACCGCCGCAAAGACCCGGAGCGCTACGGCTGGGGGGACTGCTCCAGCACCATAGCGCAGGCCTACAGGCAGTGTGCGGGCATAGAGATAGGCGAGCGGAGTTTCAATATAGCTGCGAACGGCCGGGCTGTACAGAATGCCGGCTCGTGGAGGGAACTGGACGAAGACGCTATGCGCCCGGCCGACGTCATCTGCATGGGCTGGCATTCGGGTGCTTTCGCGGGGCGGATTAGCCACGTGGAGCTCTACGCCGGCCAGGGGCTGACGTGGGGGCACGGGGGGCCGGGCAGAGGCCCGAGACTGCACCGGCTGTCGGATCCGCGACTGACGGGTTCGGCGACGATCATCATGGTTCGTCGTTTCATCGAGGACGACGACAACACCGGTAAAGGAGACGATTTGACACCCGACGAACACAACATGCTCAGCTGGCTGTACGAGAACATCAAGGTGCCGGGGGAGGGCTTCGGCTACCCTCAGGCGTCGCAGAACACGCTGGGCGATATTCAGAAAACCGTGGACGGCGTGAATGCGCTTGTGGCGAAGGTCAACGACCTGCTGACGGTGCCGGGCTACGCGTTCGGCTACCCGGCTGCTAGCCACAACGCCCTTGAGGAAGTGGTGACGAAGCTGAACGAGGTGCTGACGGAGGTGAAGAAGAGGAATGGCTAAGCACCTGGACATCGACGACGGCGTGTCGGCGGAGCAGCGTGAGGCCGCGGCGAGGGCCGCGGCGGACGCCGTGGCGACGGACGGCCGCCCGGCAGGGGACGGCGACCTGGTCGACACGACGGGATCATCGAAGTATCTGGCGGTACGGAAGTACCTGTACAGGGCGCTGACGGGTCTGATCCCCGTGGCGACAGCCGCGGGGTGGCTGACGGGAGAGCAGGCCGCGCTCGTGGCGCCTGCCCTGGCGGGGTTCCTAGGCGTGGCGCTGGCTGCGGCGAATACACGCTAGATTCGATTCTGAGGCCTTGGGAGAAGCGGGCCTGGGCACACCTACAGGAAAGGCCCCTGGCGGCTTGCCAGGGGCCTTCTCGTGCGTTTACGGGCTATCTCAGGCGGCGGGGGCGGGGGACAGTCGGTATTCGGAGGCGAACTCGGAGATACGGGTCATGAGGAGGAAGAAGAAGAAGATCCGCTCATTGCCCCGCGCCTTGGCGGGGGCACACACCCAGCCGATCATGGAGGCGTTCCAGTCGTCGCCTTCGTAGACGAGGGGGACGACGGCGAGGACGGGCATGTCGTCGCGGAGCGAGTCGGTGACGTAGACGTTGTCGTGTGCGATGTGCCAGCCGAAGGTGCCGGCTATCTGGGAGTGGTGCGGGAGGCACTGGTAGAGGTGCTCGTCTAGGGCGATGAGGGCTGAACTGATCATTTGATCCATCCTGCTACAGTTCCGGTAATGATGAGTGTTGTGAGGCATGAGATGAAGGAAAGCGTCGCAGCGCCGAGTTTGATGTTCTTCTCGCGGACGATATCCATGTAGGCGACGTACCAAATCAACGCGAGCATCGGGATGAAAGTGCATAGCAGTGCGATCTTGTGGAGTGTCATCACTTGCACCCGCCTGCGGCTATATCATCGCAACCGCCTGCACCCGGGTCGGTGCCCTTGCCGGTGTGTGACAGCCGCTTCTCCATGTCGTCGAAGTGCTTGCGGGCGACGGGCGCCTTCTTCTGCACGGGCTTGGGCTTGGCCGGCGCCTCGATGGGTGCGGGCGTCGTTTCACGTGAAACGGCGGACGGGTCCAAACTGGGGTGGACGGTAGGGGTTTGTTCGGTTGTAGTGGTAGTGGCGGGTGGCGTGGTGATGCTGATTGTGACGTCGGGTGCCGGCTTAGAGGCGGGAACGTCGTTAAGCGTGGCGTAGGTGAGGCCGATGCAGATGAGGATGGTCCCAACAAGGGAGATGGCTAGGCCTGCACCGCGGTGGAGGTAGTAGTAGACGAGGGCTGCGAAGAGGTTGACAGTGACGATCGCTGCAGCTGCGTAGAAGAGGACGGTCATTTCTTTTAATCCTTCCTTTTTTGTCGAGCCCGTCTCTCGGGCTGTGCTTAC